GGTGTAGCTGCGGACATCGCGGAAGTTGCAAAGCCCAGCGATGTTGGCTTGTACGGCGCTACGCAGACCAATCTCGACAACACGGGCTTCACGGTCGGTTGAGAAGGATGCTTCGGCAAATCGGAAGATATGCGTGCCCTTTGTTGCGTTGATGCCGCCGTCGGCCTGCAATGTAGAAGAGGTCCAGGTGTGGACTTGTCCTGGACGGACAATTTCAAAGACGGCGCTTACTTCTTGAGCCGTTCCAAAGTTTTGGCTGTCGGCCTCTGAGACAAAGGGTTGCTCGGTGCGGCTGATGCAGATGCCTACCGCTGTGCCGATTTTGTAAAGCTCGCCTACTGCGATGGTCTCGTCGTAGCCCTTTTGACGGCCCGCAACTGCTTGGCCAATGTCGTTGCAACCCTCAGTGCTGCCGCCTGAACTAAAGGTGCGGTTGGCATCCGTGCTGGTATAGATCTTGTAGGTGACCTGATCACCAGGCGTCAAAACTTGGATCGTGTCGGATGTGCCCTCAATACCTGCACGGCCCGCAAAGGTCGTGTTCTGCTTTAGGCGTTGGAGCGTTGCGCCTAGATCCGGGTAGCAAGCAACGTTGCCGCCACTGTCGCCTTGGAACTGATCAGATGGGCGATAGACAGGATTAGGGCGATATGCAAAGTGATTACCGATAAAGCCATATACGCCAAAGGTCGTTTGGTTGGAAGGCGTAACAGCAAAGCAAAAATCTGGAGCGTAAACGTTGTCAACACTGCGAACCTGAAAAACATCGCCGCCTCCGTCGTTTTCAGCGTTGCCTAAATCGTTTGCGGCAATCTGACCAGCGATATGGTCGGCGCTGACAATGCGCCCGCCATCTGCCCTGTAATAAACAGAGATTCGACCGTGGTCCGTAATGGCAAGGTCGTAGTTGTTAATCAGGTTGTTGCCAAGCGCAAACTGCGTTGGATCAATGCCGCTGACTGCCCCCTCACTGACCAAGAACAGACCACGCAGCAGTTGACCGCCGCCGACGCTGTAGATCTGGCTCCACAGCAGGTTGGTGTTGACACGAACGCCGCCGTAGCTAACCCCGTCAATGACCTGACGGTTGGCGTAAACCAGAGGGATGACGCTGCCTAGCTCGACAACGTTTTGAACAGAGTCAAACCCAGCTTTAGGCGTGAACCTTGCGCCGTTGACAATGGTTTGACCTTGAACCTGATTTGCTGTCGGCTGGACCTGCGGTTTTGCTCTTGGAACCAGCAAAGTCGCCGCGTAACTTAAGGCGGCTCCAACAACCAGCTGGATCAGAAAGACTTCAAAACCGGACAGAACAACATTGACGATTGTTCCAGGCTCAATGCGGCTATAACGCTTCAGCTCGCGGACAAACTCCCGATATTCGCTTTCGTTGAGGCCAGTGATGGCCATGATCTCCCGGTCCTGGGGCAGCAGGACGACGCGATCAAAATCCTTTGGTGAAAGCGTCATTGCAGGGAAATATCGCCAGTGGTGGGCAGGGATCCGACCAACGCTTGCGTCAGTGATCGCCTAGGAGCATTCTGACGGACTGCATCCAAAGGACTGCCAAGCCGCACTGATAACCGTTGCGTGTCGTGCTCTAACCCGATGACCGCGTAAGTCTCTTCGCTGTAGAGGCTGGTTTCGGTCAACGTATCGGGGTCAAGCCAAACCGTCCGCAGCTCAATCAACCACCGATCCGTCACCGCCTGATTGAAAAGCGTTAGGGCAAGCTCGTTCAGGGCAAAAACGAGATTGGCGCTGATGTTCGCCGCCTGCAGGTCAAGCGTTGCACCACTAAACCCAAATGCGCCAAAGACGTAGCTCTCACTGTTAAACGTGCGGGTCTCGCCTTGGAAGAAGTTCTGGAACAGGTAGCCCGTGCTGCTGCTATCGGGGTTGAGCAGCTTGATGTAGGTGCCAATCGCAACGGTCATTAGGCCATCCCCAAGGAAGCCCTAGTAGACGGGCGGTTGCGCATGTCTGAAAAGACCTGAGCCCTTGCCTTCTTGGCGCTCAAATTCGCAACCTCTTGCACTTGGTCAATCGTCGCGTACTCCACGCTGTTGATCACCTGTGTTTGAACAGTGGTCGAACCGCCCGCTCCAGTCAACATGGTCTGGCGCTCGCGCTCAAACATCCGCTCGCGGGTGTAGCTATTTGAGACCGCAATGGCGTCAGCGTTTTCATCAAAGGCTGCTTGGCTGCTACCACCACCGGCCAGTGCCGCACGAGTAGCCGCAAAGATGTCATTAGGAACGACTAAGCCTTGCTGGCTTGGGACAAAGACTTCTGGTCCTTGCTCGCCAACGATGCTGGGCTGCCCAACAGGCGGAACACCACCATCAGCAAAGCCAGGAATCTTCAGGGATTCACCAAGCCCAGCAAAAGCTGCATCTAGGAACATGCCGCCAAGTTTGCTAAGAAGCTGAGAGGCAATGTCATTCAGGGTGGTAGTGCCTTGGATAAGGCCCTGAATGCCTTGGGAAAGGTCACTGGCGACTGTTTGGTAGATATTCCCCCAAAGCTTTTCGGTATCAGTCAGCTCTTTCTTTTGCTTTTCTTGGCTCATGATCATTTTCGCCATATCACTGCCAAGCTTTTCGCCTAAATCCGCAGCTTTGTTTCTGGCTTGCGCTGATGCGCGATCAATCCTTTCTCCCTTGGCCTTTTCGTGGTTCTGCTTAACAAGTTCGCTTGTCTCTCTTGAAAGGATGTCTTCGTATTCGTGATTGGCCCGAAGCTTCTCTAGATCAAGTTCTAGGCTGATTCTCTTGATCGGGTTTTGCTCTTTTTCAATCTTCGTCTGTAGAGCTAACACCTCAAGCAGCTGCTCAGATTCCCTGATCCGATCTTGCAAATTATCCTTAGCCGCCTTGCCGCCTTTACTGGCTTTGGGCTTATCAGTATCGAGAGAAACCGAAGGCTGGAAGCCAGGCGTGGTCATGACCGGCGCCGCAGGCATGTCCAAGCCCAACAGCTTGTTCAAATCTTTTTGAGTTTCGTCGCGTATTTTTCTCGCTTCTGCAATGCGGTTGCGCAAATCCGCCGCAAGCGCAACACCTCCCCTGGATTCATCTACTTTCATCAACTGGCTTTGATTGAAAGCGATAATCTCATCCATCCGGTTGATCGTCTTCTCCAGCTCTGGCGCAGTTTGTCCTCTCAGCCCTGCCATGAATTGGTCATAGGCTGATTTCATCGCATTCAGCCCAGACACAAAAGAGTTCACCATATTGGTGATGTCTGTCAGGATCTCACCCAGAGCAGGTGCGAACGTATTGCCGATTACTTCCGACAAGTCATTAAAAGCCTCGCCTAAGCCGTCAACTTGTCCAGCAAAGCCCTGCTGACCGGCTGCAGCAGATGCGCCTTTATATTGCTTCTCAACTTCGCCCAGGATGAACTCCTGAGCCTCTGCCAGCCTGTTGGTCTCAACCAACGCCTTTACAACATCCTTTTGCTTCTCTGTAAAAGTAGTTCCGCTCCGGCTAAGAGCAGTCATCCCTTTCACAGGATCCTCTAATGCCTTAGCCAGCTGCAGCAGCGAGCTGTTCACATCCTGCTTCGTAACCTGCGCAACGTCTGCAGCAGCAGTTGCCACTCGCTCATAAGAGCTAACCGAAATCTGGCGGAATGATGTCAGCAGCGCAAAACCCTGCGTGAAATCTTCCTCGTTAAACAAGGTGACCTTGCCAAGTCGATCCGCGACCTTGACCAGTTCCTCAACCTTGCCGGTTTCTGCGCCAAGCTTGTCTAGGCCATTCCTAAGCACGGCAACGTCTGCCGCCCTATCCCCAGCAATCTTTAGCGAGCGATTTAAGAAGTTGATCGCGCCAAAAACACCAACAACAGGACCCAGGACAGAGCGGAATGCAATGCCAAACCGCTGGACGTTTGCTGTTGCAGTCGCAGCTGCGCGGCCAGTTTTCTGAATGCCGTTAGCAGTCTGAGGTAACTTGCCATTCAGACTTTGGACCTGAAGCTCAAGCTTCTTGATCCGCTCGTTCAGCTTTTCAAGCTTCTGCTGCCCCTTGGTCTGTAGGGAGATATTGATCGTGGTATCAGCCACAGACCTGTTCGGCGCCTTTAGCCAATCCTAACGACGCCGCGTTTTGGCTTTATTGATCGCCGCCTGTTCCTCCTGGTTGCGCAAGTCGTAAAACACTGCCCACAAGGAAAGCTCCTCAGGCACCATCCGCTCACGCAACTCGCTCAACGTGTAGCCAAGCTTCTCAGCGACAACCAGCTCTAGGACTAGCTGCTGGTCTTTCTTGAGTTCCTTGACGAGAGTTTTGGGTCCAACTCCTCTTCCTCCTCGTCCTCATCCTCGTCAGATAGAAGCTGCAGCATCAACGCTTCTACCAAGCTTGATGGCAGCTCGTTCCGCAGCTCCGGCACATCGCCAGGCGCAAACAGCTTCGAGCCGTTTTCGTCCGTGGCCTTATTGACAAGAAGCTGCAATGCAAAATCAGTCGCGTCGTCAGATTTCGCTTGCTTCTGCGCCCGGCCACGCTCCGCCAAGGTCAACGGAGTCATCCAATACTCAAACTCTGAGCCATCAGGCAACTCAACAGATTTTCGCTGCGCTTTCATGCTCACAGCGGCTTTCAGCCTGTCTAAAGCTCTCATAAGTTGTGCGTGTGCGTGCAATAACTATAGACACAGGAAAGGGGGCCACGCACAGCCCCCTCGCCCGGTCTGCCTCTGCACAGACCTCAGCAGCCTAATCAGCCGACGACCTGACCCAAGATGTTGGTTGGGTTGATGATGCTGAAAGTCAGCTCACCAGTGGTCGCGTCGTCAGGGTTGACGCTAAGGCTCATGTTGGTCAGCCGGATCTCAGACTCGACATACAAAGAAGCCAAGTCATCAACACCGCCAGCACCGTCGGAAACAGTGTTGACGTACAGCTTGACCGCTGCGCCTTCCTGGCTCTTCAGCAACACGTTCCCCATCAGGCGGTTAGCCAGGCTGAGTTGATCGGCTGTGAAATACACAGTCATCGTGCCAGTACCAGAGGCATAGCCCGCTTGAGTGGTGCGGAACGGTGCGAATTTGCTGCCGATAGCAGCAGTAGAGCATCCCAGGGTGGTTGTATCTAGTTCCTCCCTGGTGATGTCGATTGAGAACTCCCGCACCTGACAGACCACTTGGTAATCGGCCATATCCACTTTGATGTGGTTGGCAGAGCCAGCAGTATCAGCCGAACCAGTGCCGCCGTCACCGTTAAGGGTGATGGCAGAACCACCGGAGGTAGCAGACACGCTAATGGCAGTGGCGGAGCGGGTGACGACGTAGTAGGTCGTACCAGCAGTCAAAGCAGAATCAAGGTTGGCAGTGCCTTCCTCGGTGAACTTGACTGCATCGCCAACGCGATAATCATTGGAGCTGGGGACAGTGATGCTGGTGCCAGCCGGAAAATCGGTGTAATCCAGCAAGCAAAACTCGGTGCCAGCAGGTTGGAAGAAAATCGAACCCTCCTGACCAGTCAGCGAGCTTGTAGAACAAGCGACAGGCACTTGGATACCTCAGATAAACAACATTGGGGGCGTTGTTTTGGGGGCGACCTGCGGGGGCTCAGGCTTTCTTAAGGCTAAACCCTTGCTTTGAATGGTGCAAAAACGGTAGTCAGGGCGTAGGCCGCATCACCATCAACGATGTTTGCTGGGCCTTCGATGCTGCCAACGCTTGCGCTAATCACGTCTGCATCAGCGTCTGCTGCTGCCCTGATGCCATTAAGCGTCGTCATTGCGACGCTAGACATCTGCTCTAAACGCTTCATGCCTTGCTGTCGCGGCGTGTAGCAGCTCACCGAAATGGTGCCAGTTAAAGCCTCGATATTGCTTTCAGTCGGGCACAAAATCGGCTGGGTCGTCGTCGCATAGGTCAGCGAGACGATCGCGTACTCATCACCTGGCGGGGTTTCCTGCACGTTGTCAAAGACAACAGGTACAGCAGGACTCATTGCCTGAAACGCTGTGTTCAGCTCACTTTCAAACAAAGCCCGTACAGCAGCAAGCGTCATCAGAGTCTCCTAAGGGCCTTGATCACTTCTTCTCTAAAGCTTGCCGGGAGCTGCGCCACGATGTTCTTGTACCAATCAGCACCACCAGCTCCGCCTTTTGCCCAGATCGTGTCAAGCGCCACACGGTTGGCATAAGGCACGTTGTTGGTCAGATACCAACCACCGCCGAAGGTGATCTTCTGGCCGAACTTGGCCTGAACATATTTCTTTGAGCCCTTGGGCGCCCATCTTTCTGGTCTCACGTCTTGGCTTGGCCTGTTCTGACCAATAAACCAGCTAGAAGCCATGCGGCCTGTGTCCTTAGGATTCGCCTTACCAAGCTGCCCTTGAGTCGTCACAAGAAAGGTCGAAAACGCCTCATCGACTGCCTTTTCAATGTTCGGCACAATGTCGCCCAAGGCGTCACCAGTGATCTTGATCGTCATCCTGCTGTCCTGGCCTTGATCTTGCTAGCGATCAACCCATCACTGCTATAGGTCGGGTCAACCTCGATCACCTTCCAGGTCGTGCTGTCATAGACGATCGTGTCTGCAGTCGTTGGCAAGTGCGGCAGACCATCCCCGTTGTGATGGATCCACAAACGCACCTCATGGGTTTCGCCAACTCCTCCTTCCTCGATTCGACTGCGGCCAAGAAGTCCTGCATTGATCGAGTAATCGGTAACCGACGGCGTGACCGTTCCAGTTGCCGGGTCGTAGCTGCTGCCAGCATTCCGCTTGTAAACGATCGCCGTAGGGAAAACGTTGTCGATCAGCTCAATGGCTACCGGCAGAAACGTGGCCTGAATGTCCATTACTTCTTGCCTCGCTTGGGCTTACTCCCAGTCTTGCGCTTTTTCTTCTTCTCTTCAGCCGCGAACTTCTTCGCCACTGCAGGCTCGTTGGCGTACAGGTAGCGGCGTTGCTTTTCGGACTTGAAAGGCATCAGGACCTCACGCGGAGAATGACACGCCCCTCGCCGTAGCTAGTGGCCAGCCAGCAGCCAAGGATGTCCACAAGCCAAGGAAACTTCTGAAGCACTGCCGGGCCAGAAGCCGCAATCTTGCTACGCCCTTGCTTGTATTCATACAGCTCTTGCTCAAGGTCACCCAGCTTCTGCTTCTTGACAGCACCAACCTGTGGGCTAGGCGAGGTCGTGCCGCCATTGATCACATCAGGATCATGGACAAACTTAAAAGCCAGCTCGTAGGTGGCCTGCTTGACCTGCAGCGGAATCATCGTGCAGGTAGCTTCCTTGCCCATGCAGGTGACCTCTTCACGGGGCCACTGCAGCGCCTGAGTATCGCCGCAGATGTCGCCAGCAAACGATAAATAATTCAGCCACCGCGTGGCCTGAATCAGCGCAGCTTCCTTGTAACCGTCCTGGTGGTTATTCCACTGCTGATTGTCCGCGCCAGCATCAAAGTATGCGTCGGCCTCAGCCAAGGTCACATAGCTGTTGCTATTCGCTCCGCCAACGGTTGCATCGAGCGTTGGAGTTGGCACACTCATCAGACCGTTTCCGTATGCGAGATGACGAACCCGTTGGCAATCAGGTATGACCTCATCTTACGGGCCTCCCTAACAGGGACATCAAACAGCTGAAAAATACCCGCCTTGTAGGCGTGAATGCGGACCAGGCCAATCATCTTGCCGAGGCTTCGGGGATGCCTCTTCAGCCTAGGAACGTAAAAAAAGGGCTCCCGAAGGAGCCCCGAGTGAAGCACTGCAAAAGCAGCGTAACTAATCAGGCAACAGTGCCGCCGAACACGCTGTTGGTGGTCAGCTCGACCAGGGGGATCATCCGAGAATCGGAGAATGCCAGGCTCCAGTTGCCAGGAGTTGCCAGAGCAGAGTCAGCAGGGTTGTCGCTAGAAGCGCCCCAGCTAACGCCGTTGACGTGATAAACGGTGGAGTATTTCACAGACATCAGGGTCTGGAAGCTCAGCACGTTGTAGTCAGACTGCACGGCCAGGGGATACTGGCTGCCGGTCATGATCACGCCGCTGCCGCACAGGTAGCTGACGAACTGTTCTTGCTGACCAGAGGTGCCACGGATGGGGCACTGCGAGTCAACAACCACGTTGAGACCCATGAAGGTGCCAACCTGGCTACGGGTCAGGCCCACACCGCCGCCGCCAAGCGACAGGGTGTTGCCAGCGCCAGCTGCGTTAGCAGAGAAGGTCAGAGCGCCGGTCAGCTCAAGCTGAGCAGCAACCTTCGGGTGGACGATCAGAGTGGTCAGATCGCCAGCACGCTCAGACAGCAGGTACTTGGCCTGGGTAACGGTCTGGGCGCTCAGATAGTTAGCGTCGCCAGCACCAGTGGTGACCGAAGCGTCGTAGGCGTTGGTAGCAGCCAGAGGGCCGCTAGGACCAACGATGCCGGTCAGGGTGGAGATCAGACGGGTGGTGTCCTGAACGTTGATGGCATCAGCCATCTGGTTGCGGACATGTGCCAGAGCGTCTTCGTTGGTGCCGTACTTCGACAGATCGTCAACGGCATAAGCGAAAGCACGGTGGCAGATCGTTGCGTACTGAGTAGAAGCAGCAACGGCCTGCGGCACCAGAGCGCCGCTAGTACCCCAGGTGTTGTTCGACTCCACCACAGTGGCGGTAGGCGAAATGGGGTTGAAGAAAGGCACCTCGATCCGGGTGCCAGTGGTGTTGTTCAGAACACCGCTAGTAGCAACAGCGCCAGACTTGATGAAGGCACTTTGCTCGAAAATGGCCTCTTGCAGATAACGTGCAAAAGGTGCGCTAGTAGCTAGGCGAGTAACGCTGTCGATATTCGACAGAAACGTTCCGCCATAGTTGCCGGGATAGCCAGCCATGATTACCTCTTAAAAAGTGGGGTTGTTTTGCCCACCAGGGCTATTTGCCTGCTTGCTGTTGCATACGCTGCGCCAGCTCAGGATTCTCAGATTCCAGCCTCACCATTTCGGTGAAGTTGCCTGTCAAATAAGGATTTGACATGCCGCCAGAAGCTGATGGTGTTGAACCAACTGCTGACATGCCTCGTGCGCCTGATCCCGAGAACATGTACGCAAACTGGCTTTCAGGACCCTTCAAACTGCCGAGGTATTCGCCAAGTGGTTTCTGGACGCCCCCATCCACAGCCACTACGTCGCCGCCCTCGTTCATCCGAAGCTTGTCCTTCAGCAAGGCATACATGTGGTCAGACTGCTGCACACCAGCCTGCTGAAAAGCAGAGGTAGCAAGAGCCTGGATCGTTTTCTGCTGATACGCAGCATCCTTATCAGCTAACTGCTTTTGCAGCTCGCCGGTCTTGGACACTTCCGCCTCATAGGTCTTTTTCAAGTCCTCATAAAGCGTTTTCCATTCCCCAGCCTCCGCAAGCTTGGCTTGCTTCGCTTGAGATTGGTTTGACTGCAGTTCAGCAACTTGGCGCTGCAATGCTGCCATTGACTCGGCTTGGTTCTTCTTCTCGGCCAGCAGCTTTTGGTTATTAGCCGCCAACAGCTGAATCTGAGATTGAAGGTTGGTTGCCTCGTCGTTTCCGCCCACTGGGGCTTGAGCTTCGGCCACTTGGCTGGTTTGCTCTGGAATGTCAGACATGCGTAAGGTTTAGCGTTGGCGCCCCACTAGGAGCTTCACAGATAATAACCTTCCTTACAAATCCCTTACCGCAATAAATCTTTGGTTAGCCCCGCTGCCGTTGATCAGCTGCCCTAACGCCTTCTGCGGATCACCAGTCTGGTCAACCAAGCGCCGGAACTTTTCCGCTCGAACTGATCCTGCGTTACCACCGCCAAAAAACATCTGCTGAGTCTTTCGGTTTGACTGAGCCAAGAAATCCGGGTAGGTCGCAGGCTTTCCGTCTTTGCCAGGGCTTACGTCAATCGCTTTCCTATACAGCTTCTCGCCTTTGACTTTGACCTTTGTCGCATAAATACCAGCTGCTGAAGCCTCTCGCTTTTCAGCCTGGTTCATTTGATCCCATGTTTTGCCCTTCCAGGTCAACGGTTCTGGGCTAAGTGCCAAACCGCTTCTGACGCTTGCAGCCTCATCAGGATTCACAGCGATAATCCCGCACCTGCAGCCGATATGCACCTCAGGCTGCAGCTTGAACCCAGATTCCTTCAGCCTGCGCTGACCATCCAACGGTGCGCAAATTTGACACGTCCTCGAATCCAACGCCGCCACCCACTCATAAACCACACCAGCAGCGTCTAACGCTTCCCGGTTCGCTTCACGCACTGCTCGGTTGATGTCCGCGTTGTATTGCTGCACCGTCGTTCTAGCCA